TTGAGGTAAATAGGGAAAAGGCAAAGACCTCAACATATTGGGAGAATTGGTGTAGAGTATATTTGGATGGGGAGATTGGACAGGTGGAAGGAACGATCTTTACTGATTTCAATATCATTGATAAGATCCCTGAAGACGCAAGATTACTTGGATATGGGTTGGACTTTGGTTTTAGTCAGGATCCTGCAGCACTTATAGCGATATACAAATACAATGATGAACTTGTTGTTGATGAGGTGGTATATCAAACAGGACTATTGAATTCAGAACTATCCAACATAATGAAACAGAGTGGTGTAAAAGGTGAAATATTTGCTGACTCAGCTGAACCTAAATCAATACAGGAATTGAAGAGGTATGGTCATCAGGTTAAACCAGTGGAGAAAGGAAAAGATAGTGTTAACTATGGTATTCAAATTCTTCAACAAAAACGTATGTTAGTAACAAGAAGATCAACTAATATATTAGATGAGTTTTCAAAGTATATGTGGAAGAAGAATAGAGATGGTGGATACGAGAAGACCCCAGTAGATTATGCGAATCACGCCTGTGATGCGTTAAGATATGTGGCAATGATGAAGTTGGGTGTAAGAAAAGAAAGTAATGGTACAAGACCATTTAGATTTGCATAAATTAAAATAATAAAAAATATGGTAAAGTTAGAGTTAGAAATTGATGACGAAATGACCGAGTATATGATCCCTGAAAGTTGGGATGAGGTTAACGTAAAACAATTCTGTGATTTGTTTTCTACAACAGGTGAGGGATTGAATGAAATACAAAACATCGTAAGGATTGTTAGTATATTCACAAACATAAAAGTAGATGATTTATTGATGATGTCCCCCGATGACTTTCAAACGATTTCAAAGGTGATTACATTTATCACAAAAGATATTGAAGGAGAGATTGTAGATTCAATTGAGGTTGATGGTGAGGAGTATTTCTTAAAGAATGATTTTACTAAACTTACAATGGGGGAAATTCTATCTATTGATACATTACTTCAACAGAATGAGAACAACCTATTAAAAACATTTGATAAGTTGTTGTGTATCTTCTTAAGAAAAAAGAATAGTAAGGGTAATCTTGAAGCATTTAAGAATGAATTTATGTTGAGAGCTGATAAGTTTTCAACAATATCAATAACAAAGGTTCATAACTTAATATCACATTTTTCAAATGGCGGGAGTTTATAACCGACCAATACCAGGGTATCTTTGGAAAACGAAAAGTTAAAGATGAAAAACCTAAAAGTAGGTATGAGAATATAAATGGGGCAACCAAGATTGATGAAAAATACTCATCGTATCAAATGATCTTTAAGTTTATAACAGAACTCAATACGACAGAAGATAAAGTGTATGAAATGAACTATATCCATTGTTTGAATTGGTTATCATTCTTCTATCAACGGGACAAAGTTATAGAACAACAAATGAACAATCAGAAATAACTAAAGTCAGGTGGTTGATCCCCCTGATTTTTAGTTTATGGGAAAAAACAAATACACATAAAAAATATTTATTAAAAAAATTGATATGAATATAATTTCACTAAACCAACTAATACAGATTTTCAAGGACTTTGCTGAAGCACATCTTCAGTTGAATGATTTTGGATATGGTGATACATCAATGATTGGAACATCAAGAAAGATGGATCCGGCATATATGTGGATTACACATAGAACCTCATCAACGATTGGGGTTACAAACAAGACACAGATTCCTGAAATGGTTTTGACATTCATTATTGTTGATAAAATCAATCAACAAAAGAACTATGAGGAAACTAATGGATATGAATCAAATAACGAACAAGAAATACTATCAGATACATTCCAAATAATGCAGGATTTAATTAACTTCATATCCGTTTATTTGGGTAAGTTTGGGGTTATGTTGACTGATGAACCAATCAACCCTGAGATCGTTCAGGATGAGACCACAGATAAGGTTACTGGTTGGATGTGTGATATCAGATTAAAGTTGATTCATTCAAATTGTATTAGTCCTGTTGGTAATATAACAATTAATGTCCCAACTCAACATCAGGTTCAACAAGAGTGGATAACTTGTAATAATTTGGGTGATTGTAATACATTTCAAACATATGCTTATACAGGTGGGACATTTACAGGATCAACCCTAACTCTTAATTCATTAAATGGTAATAGTTTTTCAGTATCAGGATTTACTGGTGGAGGTGGTACAGGTTTCACTTGGGTTGGAACTTGGACTTTATTTGGAACTTATGTTGTTGGCGATGTTGTAGAATATAATGGATCATCTTACATATGTATTCAAAATACAAATGGTCAAGCACCTACTGATACTGCTTATTGGTCTTTAATGGTTCAAGGGGCAACATATTTTTATGGTAGTTTTTATGATACAACAACACAAACAAATAGTGGTGCAACAATTGCGAATGTTATGAGATTCAATACTTTTGATTTTGCTAATGGAGTATCTATTGTTGATGGTTCTAAGATTACTATAGCTAATGCCGGTAAATATAACATTCAATTTTCCGCACAATTTGATAAAACAGATAGTGGAAAAGATGATGTTGAAGTATGGTTATCCGTTAACAATAGTGATTTAAGTGATAGTTCTACGATTTTATCTTTAGATGGAAATAATGCTAAAGTAGTTGCATCTTGGAATTTCTTTGTTAATGCATCCGCTAATGATTATTTTGAATTGAAGTGGCATTCAAACGATACAGATTTAAGAATACTTTCAAGACCAAGTGGAAGTAATCCTACAAGACCTGCAATCCCATCAATTATATTAACGGTTAATAAAATAGGTTAATGGACAATAAAGATTTAATATATAATAGTCAGTTAGATCAATTTGGTAAGACATACATTAAAACTCTTATCCAACAATTGATCAAACATAGAAAGAAGGCATCAGGAAAACTAATTAACTCATTGAAATATGAAGTTAGAAGGGACGCTGAAAAGATCTTATTTATTATTAAGTCAGAAGAATATCTTAACTATGTGGATAAAGGGGTTAATGGAACTGAAAGATCAAGGGGATCACAATTTTCATATAAGACCAAGAAACCCCCAATTAGTGAAATATCCAAATGGGCTAGATTAAAAGGTTTACCTAAAGGTGCTGAGTTCGGTATTAGGGAAAACATATTTAGATTTGGTATTAAACCAACCAATGTGATCAAAGAAACAAACGATATAATGTATAGAGATTTTGATAAGACGATCGGTAGAATAATTGCCAACAATGCAGAGACCTACATTAGAAATGAATTTATAAAAAAGGGTGATATTAACACCACAATAACAACAATTTAATAAAAATAACTATGGGCTATTCAGCAATAACACAACCAAATATATATCAACACGGATATGCAGCAGTTCCATTAAGATTAACGGATACTGAAGTTGATAATGTTGATAACTACAAATATATCGTCAATATTATTTGGGATAGAAAAGGTGCATTTTCAAATTCACAAGTAACATTTGGGTATAATGTATACACACAAATTACATTTTCATCAGCACATAACTACCTAATTGGTGATACCCTATTTTTTGATGATAACAATGGGTTTTACAGAGGTTATTACAACATCATAAGTATTCCATCATCTACATCAATTATAATTGATCTAACACAAACACAATCAATATCAACACCACTATATGTATCAAGGGTAATCAAATATAAATTCACACCCGATCCAAATGGTGAAGCAAGAATGGACTTATCTAATGTATTGAAGGATTTTGTAACACAGAACTTCCAAAATATTAATGAATGTTTCACGGGGAACAATACAAGATTTGATTATAGTTTATATTGTGGTAGTCAGAACACACCAGTATTCTTATTTGATGATAACTATTTTGTTAATGGTAATGTCGGATTTGTTAATAGTGGGATGACTTCAGTTAGTGAGGTAGATTTCAATATTGGAGATCAGATATTAGTTCAACAGAATCCACATTTTTGGAACTACACAGGACTAACAAGTGAGATTGTATCTGGTGTTAATAAAATTAGATTGAATGGATCTGTGGTTCACGGATTTACTGCAGGTGATGTAGTATACTTACAGAACATTACTACCGCTCCAAGTTATAATGGATATACAACGGTGTTAAGTGTTCCGACAACAACGAGTATGATATTATCAAAGGACTATAGTTCAACGATACCATCACAATCAGGAACATTATGGGGAACACCAATTCCACAATATAACACAACAGGTATAATCACAAATATCACTTATAGTGCGGGAACAGGAGTTATTATAACAACGAATATTGGATGGGCAGGTTCATCACCAGCAATCAGTGGAACAATTACCCCAATCAATGATTTAACAACTTATGATTACAAGACATTAGTAATTACAGGTAAAAGTGTTTTCAACTCATACGTAACTATGTATGACTACACATTAACAGATATGAACCAATACGTATTATCAGGTAATACTAGTAAGTTATCAACAATCTTAACACCATCACAATCATATAGAATTGAAAAGAGTGCTAAGTCGTGGTTGTTGGTTCATAACTCAACAGGATCTTATACAACAGGATTAAAATTTACTTGGTATGACACAAATGGTAATACACTTGGCACTTCATTTATATCAAATGCTAGTGGAAATGTTAATGACTACTACGCTCCAATTGGGGTTGATCAATTACTTAATTCAACAAACAGAACTGATAGTGTTTCTTTATCAACAATTTATGATCAAATTGCATCATATCAGGTATTCGCAACAACAAGTTTAGGTGGGTCAGCTAGATCACAAACATATAACTATGAAATCAACACAGATTGTAGTATGTATGATCTATTCCAATTGATTTGGAAAGATGCTCAAGGATCTTGGAATGTATACCCATTCAAATATATGTCAACTGACTCTACTGATGTAGATAGAAAATCATATTACAAAACTGCAGGGAATTGGGATAACAATACATTTGGTTATAATACTTATGATCGTGGTGATAAGACATTCTTTGTTAGAAGTAGAGACAAAATTCTATTGAATACAGGATGGATCTATGACTATGAAAATATCCTTATAAAAGATCTTCTTCAATCTGCTGAGGTATATGTCCAAACACCTGATAATGGTGTGTATGCGTGTACAATAGACAATAATTCATTACAATTTGGTAAAGCGATTGATGAACAAATATACCAATATAACTTAACGATCGTATACGCAAACAACGAAATTAGATTATGATAAATAGTTTTCAAATAGTTACCGATACCGCCATACTTGATACCTATGGTAAGGATGATATTTCATTAAATTATCAGATTGATGATATATTGGATATCACAAAGAGATCAACAAATTGGTCAAAGACAATTACATTACCAGGAACCCCTACCAATAATCAGTTCTTTGAGTATATGTATGATGTGAATGTTGAAACAATTACATTCAATCCAATTAAAAGAACCCCTTGTGTAATTAGAGTTGGGGCAACTGATGTATTCAATGGTTATCTACAACTTATGAACATTGTTATTAACAATGGACTAATTGAGTATGAAGTATCGTTGGCAGGTGCATTCAAAAACTTATTAACACAAATATCTGATTATGGTATGGATGAATTAGATTTATCCGAATATGACCACATTAGAAGTAGAGAAAACATAATTAATTCTTGGAGTTATAATATCTACAAATCAGGTGTCTTATTTAACACTGGTGGACCTAACAATGTTGATGGGGGACAAGGATATGTTTACCCATTTATAATCAATGGAAACAATGAAACCCCAAATGAAACTTGGAATATCTATGATGCCTTTCCTGCGATCTATGTTAAAACCGTTGTTGATAAGATTATTAAATTTGCCAATTACACATACACATCAAAATTCTTTGAATCATCTTATTTTAAGAAATTGATTTTACCTTATTCAAAATCAATAATTGAGGTAGATGAAGAAACATATTCCAATCGTGAAACTTTGGTTGGTATTCCAACTAGTACTACCTATCTTAATTTAACACAAGAAATATTACACGGAC